AAAGACGAGAAGATTGCAAATGGCTAAGACTCCTGCGTGGCAACGCAAAGAGGGTAAGAACCCAAAAGGTGGGCTAAACGCTAAGGGGAGGGCATCGTATAACGCTGCTAACCCCGGTAAGCCCGGCTTGAAGGCCCCGCAGCCAGAAGGTGGCTCGCGCAAAAAATCATTCTGTGCCCGCATGACGGGTATGAAAAAGAAGTTAACTAGCGCCAAAACCGCTAACGATCCAAACAGCCGTATCAACAAGAGCCTACGGGCGTGGAAGTGCTGATATGGAGATGATGCTTTGGAATATGGTGTTGACAGTATTACTAGGTGTCTTGGCCTATATTGGGCATGAGAAGGCATCTGAGATACAGAGACTCAACATTTTGATTAACAAAACTAGAGAAGAGGTGGCCCGTGATAACGTCACTCAAGCAGAAATGGACAAACTTGTTGAGCACATTGACCAGCGCTTTAACAAACTTGAAGCAAAAATTGATGAACTCTTTAAAAAAGGGTAAATAGCATGTCAAAGAAATTACGTAATTTAGCCCTTCTTGGAGGTCTTGGCGCCGCAGCCGCAATGGCTATGCGGGGTAAGGGTAAAGAAGAGGAATCAAAAGACACTACTGGCGATGCTTCTGCGGGTATGGCAAAAGATAAATTGTCAGACTTTAGAGGTAAAAGTGGTGACGCAGATAAAGATGTTGGTCCCGCTATGAAGCGTGCTACTGCACCTGCTGCTAAACCTGCTGCCCCTGCTGCTAAACCCGCTGCACCTTCGCGCATGACTGGTGGTAAAAGTGGTGATGCAGATAAAGACATCGGTATTGGCACTAGCCGTATGACCGAAATGAACAAACGCAAACCCATAGCAGCTCAAGCTGTAGAAAGATTTAAAGCCGCAAGAGAAGCGCCTTTAGGTCAGATGACTGACGTTGTCGGGGCTAAAAAAGGCGGCATGATTGGATCTGCTTCCAAGCGTGCTGATGGTTGCGCTCAACGCGGTAAGACTAAGGGAAGGATGGTGTGATATGGGTTTAAAATTTCATGATATTTCGCCTGTAGCCGCGATGATTTCCGGTAAGGGTGGTATGGGTAAAGCTATGCGCCAAGGATTTGGTGGGATAGCCCCAATGATGATTGCTCGTAGTGGGTATAAAGACGAGGAAGAAGAAAAACGCCGGATGGAAGAGCAAGCCGCCGCTGAACAAGCCGCTGCCCAAAGTGGAATGAAAAAAGGCGGTAAGGTAAAAATGTCCTCAGCGTCTAAACGAGCCGACGGTATTGCTACTAAGGGTAAAACGAAAGGCCGGATCGTTTAATGTATTTGACAAGCAACATTCCGTATTTTAAATGTTGGGTTAGAAAAGAATTTACAAATGGGCATCAGGGATATCACGGGGAGTATGTACACGCATTAGCAGTAGCAGTAACAACCATCCCCGACAGGTGTCTTAGTTTTCAAGTCATATTTACTGGGTGTGAAGCAGATGATGGCAGTCAACCAAATGTACATGGCGGTGCAATGTGGGCAAGGATGCCGATTACCGCTTTGGTTGGAGACATACCGCTTGAGCAATGGCCTGAGCGTATGCAAACCCATCTGGCGCAGCCTTGGGACTGTAGTTCGTATAACCACGGGGTTGTTAAAATTGATCGGGCGCAACCCTCTCCGTGGCTTTGTAAAATTAATAACGAGTTTCACACTGGGCGGTATCTGTTCACGGTTGACTATGCTGAGAGCGAGGTTTCAGAAGACCCGTCCCAGCATAAACAAAGCCATGTGCTCATACTGACTGATGCAGGAAAATGGACAGGAAATATAGTGGCATTACCGAATAATCGAGTGCGAGTTACCAGCCCAGCGTATTGGGTTACTGGGCAAGGAGCGCCTGATTTTAAACCCAGCCAATGGATTCATTGTGCAGAGCAGGATGATTCGTACATGGATCCAGAGGTAACTTTTAATAACTTGTATAAGGAGTCTAAGAAATGATGAAGTCCAAGATGATGGCTGGTGGCGGGATGATGAAAAAGATGGCCTCTGGTGGTATGCCGATGGGGCCAGATGGTAAGCCTACTTTTGTTGGTGATGGCAAAGGCAAGATGGCTGGCGGTGGTATGGCTAAAGCCAAGATGGCGGCTGGTGGTGGTATGATGAAAAAAGGCTATGCTTCTGGCGGCATGATGTCCAAAATGGCTCCGTCTAAAATGGGTAAAGTAGCGACTGGCAAGCCTGCCACGGGAAGCGCCTCTAAGCGGGCCGACGGTATTGCTATGAAAGGCAAAACCAAGGGCAAACTGCTTGCTAAGGGCGGCATGACCAAATGAGACCCAGCCGTGGGATGGGGGCGATTAACCCCTCTAAGATGCCGAAGGCCAAGACGATTACCCGCAAGGATAATCCGAACGAGGTTGAAATGTTTGCCGGTGGTGGTCTGTATGCCAATATCGCTGCGAAGAAAAAACGTATTGCGGCGGGGTCAGGCGAAAAGATGCGCAGTGTGGGTGCTAAAGGTGCTCCTAAAAAGAGTGACTTTGCTCAGGCTGCGAAGACCGCATCTTACAAAGAGGGTGGCGAGTCTCGTGTGAACGAGGCTGGTAATTACACCAAACCCGGCATGCGTAAGGGCCTGTTTGAGCGTATTAAGGCTGGCGGCAAGGGCGGTGCTCCGGGTCAGTGGAGCGCTCGTAAGGCTCAGATGTTGGCTATGCAGTATAAGAAGGCTGGCGGTGGCTACAAGTGAAGTGGTCAGACAAGCGCAAAAGGTCAATTAACTGCGATAGCCCAAAAGGGTTTTCGGAGAAGGCTCATTGCGCAGGAAGAAAAAAGAAAATGGCTGGCGGTGGATTGGCTAAGTCTCAACAATCCCTAAAAGCGTGGACCGATCAGAAATGGAGAACTAAAAGTGGCAAACCTTCTACGCAAGGACCGAAGGCTACAGGGGAAAGATACCTCCCAGCCAGCGCCATCAAAGCGCTCTCCCCGCAAGAGTACGCAGCGACCACCAAAGCCAAGCGAGCCGGAAAAGCAGCCGGAAAGCAGTTCGTCGCTCAACCTAAAGGGGTGGCTAAAAAAGTTGCTCCGCATAGGAAAATAGGATGAGCACAACCGGGACGACCACCTTTAACCTAGACCTCAATAACCTCGTAGAAGAGGCTTTTGAGCGTTGTGGCGCCGAGTTACGCTCGGGCTACGATATGCGTACAGCCCGTCGTTCCCTGAACCTCTTGACTATTGAGTGGGCTAACCGGGGTATTAACCTGTGGACTATCGAGCAGGGTTCCATCCCCATAAATCAGGGGCAGATTTGTTATGCCTTGCCAAACGACACGATTGACTTGATGGATATGGTAATCCGTACCCAGACCGGTATTAACCAGTCAGACATCAATATCAACCGGATTTCTAGCAGCACCTACTCTACGATCCCTAATAAGAACGCCCAAGGACGCCCGATTCAGGTGTGGATTGACCGCCAGAGTGGGTATGAGAACGTCACAACCAAGACCCTAGCCACCACGATTACCGCGACTTCCAACACCATCACCTTAAGTTCTGTGGATGGGCTGAATTACGTTGGGTTCATCAAACTGGGCAACGAAACCATTGGTTATAACGAAATATCAGGGAATACCCTACAAAACTGTGTTCGTGGCGTAGATAACAGCACGGCTACTGGGCATACTGCTGGGGCTATTGTGACGGTACGAAACCTGCCCAACATCTGTGTTTGGCCTTCGCCAGATCAGTCTAACTTTTATTCCTTTGTTTACTGGCGTTTGCGTCGTATCCAAGACGCTGGCAACGGTCTTAATACCGAGGACATCCCTTTCCGTATGATCCCTTGTATGGCGGCTGGATTGGCTTATTATCTGTCTTTGAAGATACCCGATGCCATGAATAGGATTGAGATGCTGAAAGCGTCCTACGAAGAGCAGTGGGCATTAGGTTCTAGCGAAGACCGTGAGAAGGCGTCGTTACGCCTAGCCCCACGGCAGTATTTCTATTAAGGTAAGACATGTCCGGCCCAAAGTTTGCTTCTGGCAAAAAAGCAATAGCGGAGTGCGATAGATGCGGATTTCGGTATCAGTTGAAGCAATTGAAGAAATTGGTGATCAAAACCAAAAACATCAATTTGCTGGTTTGCCCGACTTGTTGGGAGCCGGATCAGCCACAGTTGCAGTTAGGGATGTACCCGGTTTATGACCCACAGGCTTTACAGAACCCAAGAAACGATACTAGTTACATACAGGCCGGTCTTACAGGTATTCAGACTAACCCGTTAAACTTGCCGAATGAGGATGTAGATGCTTTTGGGACGCCCTCTGGCGGTAGTAGACAGATTCAATGGGGGTTTAACCCCGTTGGTTTTGGAAATTCTTTAGATTTACCTATCCCAAATAATTTAATTGGGGCGGGGCAGACAGGCGCAGTAACGGTAACAATTACTTAGGAGCAAAACATGGATATGAAAGCAGCATTGAAGGCACACATGAAAAAGAAGGGCGCCAAGGCTCACCCGGACGCCAATGTGAAGAAACTAGCCAAGGGCGGCAAGACCAATCTTCAGATGAAACAATTAGGCCGTGGGCTGGCAAAAGTTGCCAATCAAAAGTCATCATCTTTTACATATAAAAACGCAGGAAGGGGTCGATAATGCC